CAATTTATTGAAAAGGATGCCAAGGGTCCATCTATTTCAAAACATTTGCAAGAAACCTATATCTTTAAGAAAGATGATGGTCATCCTGAAATTGTTGATGAAGAAAGTGATTTCCCTGTAAAAACTTTATGCGCATCTTATCACAAGATACAACGAATTACAGGAACATTCATTAAAGGTGGTGAAACGGGTCTTCGTCTTTTCACCACGAATGAGTGTAAATCCGTTATGGGATTCCCTCAAAACTTTGTTGTTCCCGTGTCTAGAACACAAATGTATCATCAATTTGGAAATTCTGTTGCGGTGCCTGTTGTGACCGCAATTTCAAGGCAAATTGTTAGAACAATGCTTCGAGGATAAACAATATGGCAAATGCAGCAGACATCATTTCAAGCATTTTCAAACACCACGAAAACGAGGTGTTGCAGGTTGGTCAAATAGAAGCACATGCCCGTGCAATTTCTTTAAGAATAAACAATCGGGACATTCGAGATGCAGACCGTGCCGTGCGTGGGTTTGCACAAAGAAATTTGGTTGAACGAGTCGGAAGAATCGGACAAGGTTTTTATCGATATGACCACACGAGGTTAAACCCTGCGGATTTGGAAAGATTTAATGCAATGGAAGATGTGTACATTCCTCTTGACCAATTGCATACACAACCTCATATTCCTCAAGGTGTAAATCCCGTTCAAGGCAACGGAAATAATGACGACAACAATGACAATGGTCCACGAATTGAAAATGAACCCGTACAGACAATTTATTACGGTGTTCCCGGATGTGGAAAATCGAGGCAATTGAAGTCTGATACAGGATTCCTACCCAAAAAAAATATTGCCCGTGTTGTCTTTCACCCTGATTATTCAAACGCAGACTTCATCGGTCAAATCCTTCCTGAAACGAATGGAGGAAATGTCTTTTATAGATACAAGGCATCCCCTTTTGTTGAAATAATCCGCAAAGCATACCTTCATCAAAATCAATCGTATGCCTTGGTGATTGAAGAAATCAATCGAGGAAATGCTCCTGCAATTTTCGGTGAAATTTTTCAATTGCTCGACAGACTGAAAGAACCGGAAGATGAGGGAAACAATCGATATGATGCAGGGTGGAGTGAATTCCCTATCAACAACAGTTATATCAATGCTTTCATAAGGGGTGTATATGACAATCCCCCTTATGCAGAAACTGATGATAACAGGGAAATCCATTTCCACGGCAACAACATATTGACCAAAGAAGATGGAATTAGACTTCCGAAGAATCTTTCCATTTACGCAACAATGAATACATCCGATCAAAATGTGTTTACCTTGGACAACGCATTTCAACGCAGATGGAAAATGCATCTCATTTCTAATGATTTGAATGACGAAAACCAGGCAAATGCAATTATAGAAGACACAAATGTTTCATGGGGTGTTTTCAGAGATTGTGTAAATAGAGAAATTGTTAGAAAATCAAATTTCACAAGTTTGGAAGATAAAAGACTTGGTGGGTGGTTTGTCGAAACGGAACAAAGAGGTGATATAAGAATCGTTCCGAAAGAGATTTTCGAAGACAAAGTTTTGAAATACTTGTGGGATGATGCATTCAAATTAAATAGAGATATTTTCAAAAATCATCAAGAGAAAACTTTAGAAACAGTCATAAACGATTTTGAAGTGTCGCATCTCGATATTTTCTCTAATGAATTTTTGACATTGTTGAATCAGAATGCCAATTGACCAGACAAATATTTTCTACGGTCATAAGGAACCTGACGGCAAAAGTTTTGTCGGCATTCGTGTAGAGAACGGAGTGCCCAAAATCTTTTTTCCTGTTGGATACCGCAAAGCAAACGATGACAACGAATTAAGACGGGATGTCTTGAACATGACATCCATTTTGTCTTTGTTCTACAAAAAGAAAAAGGACGATTTCTCTCGTTCTTACAAATTAGAATCGAATTTTCCTTTGCAAGCATACATTGGTGTTTACTCATACTTCTTAAATTTTGGTTATTATGTAGAAACAAAAAAGAGTTGCAAGCAAACAAACAATGGAAAAATCAATTGGAATAAAACGATACAGAATGTTCAACCTCAATTTTCAAATGGCAATCCTTTTTATCTAAACTTTTTTAGGCAAACCAAAGAATCAAATTTCAAAAGTATTGTCACACAAATACACAAGTATTGCCTTAATAAGAGTTTTGAAAAAATTGGGCATTTGTTCGATTTGCCGCAATCCGACAAGTCGGAGATTTCTTTCAATAAAAACTTATTCCTTACTGTCCTTAATACGAAGGTTGCAAACACATTTAATGAAAATCAAATCTGTTTGTTTAAGGACATGATTGACATTGTCAATAATGAGGGTGGTATTGATTCGAGTCAAAATCTTTTTTATGGGACATACGAGTTTGATTATGTTTGGGAAAAATTGATTGATGAAGAATATGGTATTGATGATGTTGAATCGTATTATCCTCATTACAAATATCTGAAAAAGAGTGAAAACGGTTGGAATTTATTGAGTGAAAGACCGTTGAAACCCGACACCATAATGTTGCACCATGATAAAGCATACATTCTTGATGCAAAATATTACTCATACAGTAAAACGCAGAATCCAAGTGACCTGCCTGGTTCTGAATCAGTCAACAAACAAATGTCCTACGCACATTACATTGAACATAATTATCATTATCCAATAGACAAGATTTTTAATGCATTCATCCTTCCCTATGATTGTGGATATGACGACACCAACATGCAAACGAAAAAAGAATTATTACTCGAAACAAATTGGGAAGACGAGGACAAATCATATCGTTTAATTCACACGATTTATTTGGACATCAAGAATTTAATGTATCATCATTCAAGAAAGTCAGAATCGGATATAATTCAGTTGGCAAGACAGATTGAATTGATTTAACGATTCCCTTATTCAACCTCAATAAATAAACAGTAATGGGCAAAAAAATGTTGCTCATTCTTTTTGAGGTGTTTATGATTGACGAACAATTGCTTAAAGATTTTCGAAATTTTGAAAATCGTTCACATGATTTCTTTAATGATTTCTATGACCGAATAAAAGAGGATAGAACATTCCTTTCGGGAAAACACTTTGATGAAACGGATGATAAAAGATTCGGAAAGTTGAGAATGAAGACTCCTGTGGATGTCATTTCCAACACAGTTCGATCAATCGTCAACCAATATTCATCTTCTCCGTTCTCTTGGAATACATCGCATTCTGAATTAAACGATTTGCGGAAATCAATTTCTTAATGGTTCTGCAACCAAATCCTCAATCTATCAGGCATTGAGGAATGCCTGTGCTTATGGATTGGGATTCATAAATCTTTCGATTGATTTCGACAAGGAAGGGAAAGCAACACCTGTCCTTTATTCAATTCCTGATGTCACCAAAATTTATTTCGACCCTGATTCAAACGAGGTCGATGGTTCAGATGCGAGAGAAACAATAATTATTGACCTCAAATCGAAAGAGTGGATAAAGAATACTTATGGGGATGAATTCATAACCGATAAGGGTGTGAAACCTCTAATTGATATTTCCGATGGGTACGATGACAATAGTCTTCCCTTAATCACTTATTATGTGAAATCAAATGAAGGTGTAACTGTTTACAAGTTATTGAATCAGGATTTGCTTGCGGAACCAATCGTTCTCAACATTGACAGATTGCCAATCATTCCCATTTATGGTGAGGAAGTATTTGTAGATGACAAGTTGTCGCATCAAGGCATTGTCCGTCAGGCAAGACCGATTCAGAAACTGATTGATTATTCCTATTCGCAACTTTGTGAAAGACTTGCGAAATCACCAAAGAATGCATGGGTTGGAACGAAGGAAGCATTAGAAGGGTATGAAGATTATTACAAGAACTTCGATAAGTCTATAAATCCACTCCTGATTTACAACAAGTACGACTCACGCAAGGAACTCAATACACCACCGCAAAGAGAGGACATGACAATCCAATATGCAGACCTGACAAGTGTCTTGCAGAATTCTCTTGGGTTGATGCAATCAGTTACAGGAGTTCAATCAATTGGAATCCCAGACCAAAAGGCAGAAATAACCGCAACGGAAGCACTTCTCAATATCAAGTCTTTCACAAATAATGTCCGCAATTATTTCGACAACTTGAAGGAATCCTTCAAGTCGGCAGGCATCGTATTCTTTGAATTGCTTGGGTACAATGTCGATGTTCAAGTAGAGCAGGGTCCCGCAGATGAAATGCAAAGACAGATGGCAAGAGCAGAACTTCAACAACTTTTGCAGTTGACAACCGATCAAACGGCAAGAGATGAAATCCTTCACGCAATCATTCAGACTTTTGACAAGAATCAGTATTTCAAGAATCTCAATAAATCAATGGAGAATAAGCAAGCAAACATTCCTGTGGAAGTCCAGCAACAGATTCAGCAAATACAACAGGAATTGGAAAATGCAAGCAAGGCAAACGAGGAACTCCAAAAGCAGTTGCAACAGACTCAATGCGAACTTCTCGCAAATCGTCAGTCCAATGAAGTTGCGTTGAAGACGAAGGAAATGGAACTTCAAACTGACATGATTAAGTTCAGGATGGAACTTGAATACAAGTACGGAAAACTCAATCAGGAAACACAGACCAAAATCGTTACGGAACAGATGAAGCAGAATTCTGAAACGACAAGACAAGAGTTGAAAGCAAACGAGAATATGAAACAAGAAATCTTAAATATGGCAAAGGAAGGTTTGAATGATTCCATTTGATTCAGATATAAGAACAGACTTGGAAGGTAAACCTCTCAACGGCAGAATTTTCTTCTATCAAAAAGACACAAATCAACTTGATACCATTTACACTTATGATAATTCCGAATTGGTTGAATGTGAAAATCCCGTCTATACAGATTCCGAAGGATACTTGGAACACAATGTAATCCTCGAAAATCGAGTCTATTCAATTAAGCAACAGGTTTACAATGGTGATTATGATTCCCCCAAAGCAGATACCCGACCAACGATGTGGAAGGATGACAGAAGTTATTATGCGGGGCAAAACTTTGACGAGAATGGAACAACAGATTCCCTTGTGTTCGGGATTTCAGGTCTTAAAGAATGTGCCATCGCATTGAAAAGAGTCAATGTGGTTGGATATCACGACCATTTCGATTGTGGGTTGAGAACCTATGTATGGGATGAAACCGCATTGGATTTAGAAGACGATGGACAGGTTGTCAAGTCCAATCATTCAGCAACAGGTCGTTGGTTGCTTGTAAACACTTTGCCGTACATTCCTGGGGAATATTATGGTGTATATGCAGGTCATGAGGAAAACATCTCTGCACTCTTTGGAGCAGCATTGACCTATGGTACA